TCGGTGGCGTCGGCTCCAGGACCTGCTGACCCTTGGGGCAACCCTCCGCCGGCGGCAGAGTCAGCGGTTGTGCCGACACGCAGAAGACCTGAAGTGTGCTCTGAAGTGTCGGTGCCGAGTGCAGAGCTAACCGTGTGCGTTTTAATGTTTTGATCCATAAAAATCTCAGCATTTGCCACCCGTCCGAGAAAGCCTTTTCGCAGGGCCTGTTCGCCACCCTCACGGAAGTTCCAGTTGCTCAGGGCGTTGGCGAATGACCAGTGAGCCGCCGGGTTGAAAACAACCACCCGATCATCGGGCGGTACGGCGTTCTCATCCAATTTCTGCATGGCCTTGCCGAGCACCATAAATGTATGTGGGGTGACATATCCGGTGGATTCCCAGACCATGTTTGGAACATCGATATAAAGCCCGCACAGGTCGGCATCGACATCATTTGCAAGCCTGGCGGCGGCCGGGCGGATGTAACGCTCGGAATATTCCTCGATGCTTAGGGTTAGGTCCACGCTTGAAAACTGCCATGAAACGTGGTCCTGGGTTGCTACCGATAGAGTGATGTATTGCTCGGTAATGCTGGAGGTCACTCTCACCCGGGTTTTGCTGGATTGGAACCTGACCGGCTTTCTGATCTGAACTGACCCGCCTTTTTTGGGCATTCCGGGAAATTCCTTTTCGTAACCCATGTAAACATTTGACCCCATCACCAGGTTGTTTTTAAAAAGCCGCAGGGCTTCTTTTGCAATCATGGTCGGGGTCAGCAGAGTATGTGTGTGTCCCATTTTTCTATCTCCTTAAAAGCGCCTCGCACCCTGCTTTTCACGCCAGGCGTTGAACTCGGCTTGGCTCATGTGCTCCGGGTCTTTGCCGGATGCCGGTGCATTGCTGCCGACCGGGTTGATCGGCGGAGGCGCACTGGTTGTTTTTTTTGTTGGTTTCGGGTCCGCTGGTGTCGCTGTAAGCTTCATTTCAATTTTTGCAATTTCGCGGGCCGCGGCTGTTGGCGTCATCCTCGATATTTTAACCGCCTCCGGGCGGTTTTTGCCCAGGTAATAGGCCACATCTGCCGGCATCTCCGAGTCTGCCAGGATATCGGTCACCATCGGTGTTATCGGTACGCTAGGATCCAATGCGACATCTTCAAAGTCGTCGTATTTCTCATACCCTCGATTGATGCCGTCTTGGAGTTTCGCTTGGCGTTGTTGCTGCGTGGCACTCTGGGTCTTTTGATGCTCCTCTCGGTCCCATTCCCGGCGCTTGACCTCGACTTTGTAGTCGGTTAGCGCTTCTACATACTGATTGTAATCATCGTATGAATCAGGGTCCGGTCGTTTCAGATCAGATGGCTCGGCTTGCGGTTTGCCTGCCGGTGGCGTTTCGGGTTGTGTAAAATAGTCCTTCCTGGCCTCTGCCTTTTGTCTCCGCCAATAACGGGCATCTTCTTCGGCTTTTTTGCGACGTTCTTCCAGAGCGTCTATCTCAGCCTGTAGTGAGGCTGGGTCCGGCGGCTCATCGACAGGAGTCTCCTCTGCCGGCGGCGGCTCAACGGGCGTCTCGGCGTCTATCGCCGGTACATCTCCAACAACTTCGTTTAATTCGTTTTCGTCTGCCATGATTATTCCTCTTTCTCCGGTTCGTGGCATAGCCACTCCCGGGTGGGCTCACCGAGTAAATCGGCGGTGTTTCCGCTCATCGACCGAATAAACCGGCCGGTGGGTCTTAGGGCTATCTCGCACCACTTCCATAGGTGGTGACGGTGGTCCTTGTTGCTCTTTATATCGTTTTCTTTGATCAACGGCTTATACCAATTTCCGCTATTGTCCATCGGGCATCCGGCCAGCACCAGGCGCGTATAGTCCATGGCCAGCCCGACCTTTACGGCAAGGTTCGTGCTGGTGCCGCTCCATCCGCCCCGGCCGTTTCTGGCCCAGCGGATGTCGAACCCGGGACATCCGGCGTTCCAGGCGTGCCTGACAACGCCTTTCGGCAACTGCTGCGCTATCCGCTGCATGTCCCTCATATGGGCGTCACCAGCGGCGTAATGCTGTATCGGGTGCGGTGCTATCAGCGCGGAGTAATTAACGGCCATGGTGTCGTATTCCACGATGCCCTCTGCAAGGTCGTACCAGCGGCCTACGTCCTCGAGCACGTTGGATGCATCGCCTAAAATCAACAGCACATCTTTTTCCGGCTTTGGCTTAAGCTCCATGAAATTGTCTAAAATCGTGAAGTTTTCCGGGTCGCCGGGTATCACCGCTGTTGGGAATACCGTGTTATGGCTGATGATTTTGTGCATTATGCTTTCCAGATAATCAGCGTTCCGCCAGCAATCGCAGAAACCACCAGGCTGTATATTTTAAATGGCCTTGAAAATTCAACCGACCATGCCATCGGCCCCACTGCTGATGCATCCAATACGTTAATGTGGACCAAAACGCCATTTATAACCATGTCCAGGTCTTCGCCATCGCCTATTACTCCACCGGCGGCGCCATCATCATCAAGCCACTGCATTGCAAGCACATCAACGCCCTCCGCACTGCTTATAGCCGTGGCTGCCGTGTATACTCGTAGTGGGTTGTACGAAAGATAGTTCGCCATTTTACCTTTCCCTTATGCATTATGTGTTGATCTTGGAAACAGTTCCGGCATCTGCTCCTGGGCCATCCGACGTATTTCCTCGCACACCGATGTCATTCCCGCCCGGTTGCTCGTGTCGTGCTGCACCAGCAGCGCCTCGATGTCCTTTGCCGGTATCTGTATCATTTTTTCCAGCGGTGACGGGTCTTCGCTTATGTGTTCCTCCAGATAGTCCTCTACGTCGTCCAGTATTTCCTGCTTTTTGCTTTTTTTCGACATTTTCAGTCTCCTTTGTCTCGTGTTCGCCGCAAAACGTTTTTGATGGATCGTTTATGGCTTGAAACCCGTTAATTGTCGGCGGATACCGCCGGCACTCAGGTTCTTTGTAATATTTGCATGTCAGGCACTCCATCATGCCTCCTTGTCGGTGTGCTCGTACCAGGATAAACTTAACGATCCAGGCACGTTTGCCGTGTTGTATAGACTTACCTGATACTCTGTGTTCTGCTTTAATATTATTTCGTTGTCTGCTCGTTTCTCTCCGCCAACCACGGCGTTTCCGACACCCGTTGCGCCGATAATTACGTCAATCAGTGATACACCGCCGGTAAATAGCGCCGAATCATAACTGACCTTGCCAGCCACCGGTGTTGCCGCAGTGCTGATAATCGCGGATGTGTTTGCGCTGTTCCTGTTGCTGTTAAAAACCGTCAGATCCCCAGACCCGGCACCGCCGCCGCCGGTCTTTGTTTCAATGAACCGGAACCTTGCGCCGGCGGCCGATACCGCCGATACAACCATATGCAGCCACTTTGCCGTGTTCGGAGTGGTAAAACTGAATGACATAATGTCGTCAGTCGCAGCGCCCAGGTCCGCTACAGAGCGGCTGATAAAATAATGTGACCCAGCGTGTACTTCGTGGTGGGCATAGTCAATGAAGTTTAAAGCACGGGTCGCCTGGTCAACGCCGACCTCCCGTTCCCGGGTGCCGTTCCATCCAAACAGCTTTGCTGATATTTCGGCCTGCTCAAACCCCATCGTTTGCGCTTTCCGTTGGCTCTGCGGCCATCATTTTTACGCCGTTAATCGTCAGTGTAAGTTCATATCGTGGCGCCGGCGGTGAATCCGGCTTTTCGTATGAGAATTCTTCCGGCCAGGTCCAGGTTTTTGTTTCCTCGTCCCATGCGGGAGAGGCGTTTGCTTTCCAAGCCGCTCTAAAATCGTACTTCGCATCCCGGTGGTCCGGGTCGCGGCTTATCCCGGTGCGCTGGGCCCAGTCCTTGTACCATTTCTTGAACCGCCATTCGTCGTACAAATCGTTTCCGCCGGTCAGGGTCATAATGCGTCCTCTATCCAGGCTTTGTTGGCGTCACCCAGAATTATTTTGGTGTATCCGCTCATCGATCTGACCTTGTACGCATCTTGCATCTGCGAAAACTCCAGCCAGGCCATGAAATCATATCCCAACCAGATCGGGCCGAGCGTGTCCTTGCTCTTTTTCGGGAAATAATAATGTCCCTCGGTGTCGAGCGGGCAGCCGGCCAAAACGATGCGCCCATATCCCATGCTCAGACTTGCCAGGGTTGCAAACAAGGCGGATGATCCGTGAAACCGGTTTGCATCGCCGGTAATGACCGAATGATGGTAATTATCCTGCTCAACGTCCCAATCTGCGTCGAATCCTCTTACATTGCCAAACGTGTGCTTAATTGTCTCGTCACCGTTTGGCAAGTTCTCCGCCCACTGTATGGCGCTGTCACCGTCGGCGTTAAACCAGTGATGCACTTTGCCGGGGTACTCCTTTATCCCGCGTCCGAGCGCTCCAACATCGTGTGGGAGATCCCAGGTCAAAAAGCGCTGTAAATCCGATATCAGGCTGCTTCCGTCACCCATTATCAGGATAGTGTCACTGTCTGGGTTCAGTGGCTTGTCGGCGTTGTGCAGCGATATCCGCATAAATCTTATCTATCTCCGCCTGCGTTTTGCGGGTGTTCAAGTCATCCGGCTCAATCTCTTTTTCGGCCACCTCGTTGCGCTTAAGCCGGTTTTCGATCAGCAGTTTTTCAATTTCGGCCTTGGTTTTCTGGACTTCGATCAAGCCCTTTTCGACTTCGGCCTTTAGTTTTTCAGCAGTGAGCATTTGTATCGGGTCTGGCGGAGGGGGTGGGGGAGGCGGCCCATCGGGGTCCGCCAGACCCGGCGGCAAGGTGGCTTTCAGTCGTTCTTCCCAAGTGTCGGCACCCGGCCAGTCGAGGTTTTTCGGAATCAGGTCGGCTGTTACCGCCTGGTGCTGGGGAGGTAATATCGAATAAAACTGCACCATGGCGTCGGCGGCTTCTTCTCTCTGGGTATCGTAGCTCGGCCCCGTGCTGACAACCGCGTCGTAAGTGCCGACATTCAGGTCAACCACCTTGGGTCTTTGTGTTTTCGGGTTAATTTTAGGCTGTCCGGTGGCCTGATCGATCTGTGGGCCGTTTATCGTCACGCTTTCTTGTGTGCCATCCTCACCCATGATCTGCACCACCCGCTCGGTGTCGTAAATCTTCGGTATCAGGTCCACCAGTATCTTGCCCTCCCAGCGGCGGGCCCGGGCCACGTTGCCCAAAAACTCTACATTGCCGCGGTCGCCCTCCTGCTTTCGAGCCTGGATGGCACGGCCACTTTTCTCGTTGCTGGCCTTGCCAAGCGACGCCAGCTGCATTCCACTGGTGTCGTGCAGTTCCTGGTCTGCAATCTGCACTTCGGCCAAAGCACTCGGATTCGACGGTATCGGCGGCGGCCGCTGCGGTCCCTGCGGTGCCAGTTCGTCAGGCTCAAACACGATAAACGGCCAGTTTTTCTTGTGCATCGTGTTCCACTGGTGTTGATTGTTGGCTATCATCTTCGCGGTAACGAATACCGGGATCTTTGGCGCCAGTGCCGTTTGCTCGGCGTGGTGGCTTCTTGAATAATTGTAAAGCCGCTGGCTGTCTTTGGAGTTTCTGACAATGCCGCGGTAAATCGTGCGGTTTTCGATATGCAGTTCCTTGCCGTAAACATCGACAATCGGAATGTATTTTCCCGGCAGCACAATCGGACCTTCGAGGATTTCGCTGCCGTTGGTCTTGTACCACTCAATGTGTTTTTGCTCGACTTTGCGCTTGTTGACCACCTCAAGGCCTTCAAATTTCTCGTTTCTGACAAACTCCTCTCCGGTTTCCTGATCTCTCAGCAGGTAGAGCGTTTTTTCGGTCTTCACCACCCTGAAATACTCTGCAACCCGCATGGTGTCTTTTTCGTCCCAGTCAGAGTCACGGTCCCTGTCACCGGGAAACTCGCCGGAGGCGTCCGGGTATTTTTTTTCAAACTCGTCCTTGGGCATTTTCTCCCAGACTATGCAAAATCTGGCATCCGACTTGTCGTGCTCCTGAGCCGTCGAGTCCCACAGCACCGTAAAGTGGTTTTTGATGCGTTTCAGCTTGATAATCTGATCAAACGTCTGATCTGACTCGTATTCAGTTATAATGCGATAACTGCCGCGGCCGCATCTGACGGCGCTGTCTGCCGCCGTCAGCACAGCGACATCACCGCTCGACTGGTTTTGGATAGCCCGTATCATGCCCGTCAGCACCTCGGCGGTATCCGGGTCTGCGTCAGAGTCAACCGGCTTGATCTTGATTGCCGGCAGGTTTAGCCGCAAATCACCCGAAACCTGGTCAACGAATGCCGGCAGCTTGTTGATTGTCAGGCACGGCCGGCCGTCTTTCGTGCGCTCACCATGCTCACCAGCCATGGTCGGCGGCCAGTGGTTTTTGCCCTCCAGGAACAGCAGGTCTTCGAGTTCGACTTCCTTTTGTTCCTTGTGGTTTTCAAGCTCCCGGTTCATCCGGTCGCGGATTTCTCGAATTAGCTTGTCGTCATCAGCCATTATGCCATCCATCCATGTTGTTGCGGGCTGTACTGCGGCAGCCTGATCTTGATCTGGGGCGTTTTTTCCTTCCAGCCAACCGCAAACGTCCTGAATGCGTCAGACCCGTGGCTTGACCAGTCGTGCAGCGGGCGGTTGCTCAATTTCTTTTTCGTTTCGTCATACTCGGCACGGTAGTTCTCCAGGCACATAATGCCCTGGCTGCACTTTTGCTCATCAAACCAGCATCTTGAGAGCATGTTTCTAACCGCCGGGATCTGCACGCTCAAAATCAAGTCCATGTTGCGCGGCCGCTGGACTATCTCAATCGGTTTTATGCCAAGATCCTCGGCCATTTCCTTCGGCTTTTTTGCCACCTCTCCAGGGCTCTGCACCCGGGCGTTGGCATCGTGCGGCATCCAGTGGGTGCCGTAAACGTAAGGTTTTTCCTTCAACTTCTGCGCGTAATGCTCCCATCCGTAGCCTGAAGCCTCATAATAATCGATGAAATGAAAACCGGTCCCGATAGGCTGGAAAAACCAGATAGACATCGAATCATCCACGCCTAAGTCAAAGCAGGTGTCAACCTCGATGCCGGTCTGGTGCGGCACCTTCCCGATCCGGCCCTGCTCCCGGGCCTCTCTCATCTGCTTGTTGTAATAGGCGCCGAAAACCGCACCCTCAAAACTGCATTCATACTCCTGCTCAAACAAGGCCGTGCCAAGCTCGATGCCGTAGTTGGATATCAGACCCTCTTTGATGCGCTCCAACTGCTCATCGGTAAATACGTCAGTCTCCCGGGCGGTGATCTTCGCCCCAAACCAGTGGTCTGATTTTAAAGCGGTTTCGTAAAACGTGCGGCCGTGGTTGTTGCCCCTGGATGTGTAAATAAACAGCGCCCAGCCGTTGTTTTCTTCGAGGATCGGCTCCAGGTACGGCCAGGCCATCGGGTTTGCGATCGCCCACTCGGACAGCACGATGCCCCGCGGTGGCGCCCCAACTATCGAATCGTAATTGTCGGATCCAACGATCTGCCAAACGGCGCCGTTTTTCATTTCAATCAACATCTCGGTGTTGTTCGTGCGGGTTCTGAGCTCCACGGGAAACGCCTCATCTATCCTGCGCTTTTGCGTCCTCGGGTTGACAGCGTTCCAAATAACCTTTTTTCCCTGGTTGTACTGAGGGAGCATGTGCCAGTAGTTTCCGGGTTTCTCCATCAGTTGCGTGGCGGTAAAATGCAGGCCGATATCATCCTTGCCAAACCGACGATGTGCTACCAGCAGGCCCCGCTTACCGCCGTTCTCCATATATTCCCAGATCGGGCGCTGGTCCTGGCGGGGTATCCAGTTGTTTGGTATCGATATTTCCATTTGGTTTTGCGCTGATTTTTACTCTGGTCAGTCCGGCGCCGACGATTAACGCAGTCATTTCCGCCGGCACGCCGAGCATGTGGAATACCGCCGCAATAACAGCGATTACGATAATCCAGACCAGGGGCAGTAAAATTACGATATCATTCTGTTTTATCACTGAATTTCACCACGTTTACGGTTATGTTGCCGTCAACGCCAATTTCCTGCTTTTCGACATACCCGCGGTGCTTTCCAAGGGTTTTTAGCAGCAGGCTGATGGCCCACGCTTCGTTGTTTTCCACGGCACGGACAAGTGCCGATTCACCCTTGTCGATAAAATATTCCCGAGCCTCCTCACAGGCGGCTTTTAACGCGGGATATTTCATGATTCGCAGGTTGAGCGCATTGCGGGTGATGCCGAGGTTCCTGGCAGCTTGGGATACAATGCCGTTAGCCTCGATTAAAGCTTGCTTACATTGTTTGAGGGTGGTTCTCACAATGCAATAATTTTATTGCACTGCTTTTAGGTGGGTCAAGACAATAAAATCTATATACGGCTATATAGTAATTTTGTTGTCAAATCGGAGGAATTGACCTGGAAAATGCGCTTTTCCTCGACTTCCCAGGTCACAAAATGTTCATTGCAGTGGCAGCATTCTCGAAATCTGCGGTTGCAGTCGTCAAATGCGCGGGTGTCTCTGACTTTGGTGTCTGGTGATCCGCAGCTTGGACATTTCATAATCTTGGTGGTTTCCTGATTTTTATAGTACCATTCTTTTGCAGTTCATCAAATTTAGATTCCCATAATTTTGCGTTTTTTGGCAAATTGTTAATTAACATCAAATTTTCTTTCAGAACATTTAATGCCTCTTTAGCAATCAATGTTGGACTAAAAAGCGTATTTCCGGACTGCACGTTTTTGAACGCTTTTATCGGGCCTTGCTGCTCAAGTGCTTTTAATCCTTTAATCGGGCTTGTTACAAGGGTGCCAGTAATGATGCTAAGTGTTTTTAAGAATGTGCGCCTTTTCATAATTCAACCCTGTAGATGGTGACGGCGCCACCAACTATATTGTTTAAAACAAACGCTGTGTTTGCGACATTTTCAAGCCACCTCATAAATTTATCGAATCTATCAACGTCCCATTCCAGGCCACCGTCATCGAGTGCCAGCGGGATACGCTTTCGCATGTCTCGAATCATTTTCTGCCCGTTACCCCAGCCGATATCGACAGATTGGATGTGATAATCATAGTTTCTGGCCTTGCAATACTCGGCCACGTCCCAGTGGTTTATGAAGTGCAAATCTGTTTTCGACATCACCGCATTAAGCATGTGTAGTGTGTGCCATACGATGCCCCGAATGTTACAGAATGATGGCATCGTCGTAATAACGGTTTTCGGCTTGAATTTCTCGATAATACCGTCAAGTGACGCCCACGGGTGGTCGAAATGCTCCAAAACGCCCTGCATCACAATCACATCCGGGGTGTTGCGGCGACTATTGTCAGGGTACTCGGTCCAGTCGCAGCACATCACATCCAGGTACGGATAGCGGTTTTTGGCGGTGGTGATCGCTTCTAAGCTGTAGTCGCATCCCCTCACCACCGCCCGCTTCTGATCCAGCATGTCCAGCAGATCACCCTCGCCGCAGCCGATCTCCATCACCGTCTTGCCGGTCCAGGGCATCCCCATCTTGACAATCGCCTGGCGCTCCTCCTGGCCGTCATCGAACCACGCCTGCTTGCCCTCGGCGTGCATCTTGTCATATTTTTGTTTTAGGTCGGTGTTTTTCATAATTATCCTTTTTGTTGGGTTCGCAAGTTGTTCCTAGGTTTCAACGTCATCGTGGCTCTCATTGCTGGCGTGGGTTTCAACCGGTTGATGGCTCGCAGAGATGTTATGGGTTTCAAAAGATCAGTGG